TTATGATAAAGAGTATACTAAGATTTGGGCTGGTCCAACTTACTTTGGTGGATTCAGTAATGGTGCAGCTGGCTCATCCAACTATACAAAAATCTATACTAAGATATGGTCTAAAATATGGACAAAAGACTATGATAAAGTATATGAAGGATCCTTTGATGGTAACTTTACTAAAATATGGTCTAAAGATTATGGTAAAGATTACGATAAAGTATATACAAAAATTTGGGAAAAAGACTATAATAAAGATTATGGCAAAGCCTGGGTAGGTGAATATACTAAAATATGGTCTAAAGACTATAATAAAGATTATGCTAAAGTATGGGCTGGAGAGTATACTAAACTATGGGAAACAGACTATCTTAAAAATTATGTTAAAAGATATACTAAGTTATGGGAAAAAGCATATGACAAAGTTTATGCTAAAGTATGGCTTGGTGAATATACAAAAGGTTGGGTTAAAGGTTGGATTAAAGGATATGATAAAACATATGAAGGATCATTTGATGCAACATATACAAAAACATATGTTGGTATATACACAAAAACATATGAAAGAGATTACGAAACAGATTATTTAAAAAATTATGTTAAAGCCTATACTAAGATATGGTCAAAAGATTATTCTACAGACTATACAAAAATTTGGACTAAAACATATACTACCATATATTCTAAAATATGGACAAAAAATTATGACCAAGATTGGCATGCAGATTATTTAAGACAATGGGAAAATTTTTATACAAAAATTTGGGAAAAAGATTACTTAGATACTTACACTGGTGTGTTTGAAACTTCTTATGAAAAAACATATCATAGAGATTGGACAAAACATTATATTGCACATTATGAAGGTAATTGGCAACAACAATTTACAAAAGAATATACTAAAGTGTGGGAAAAAGATTATACTCGTACTTGGACAAAAACATACACTGTTGATTATGTTAAAGATTGGACAGTAACGTGGACAAAAGATTATGTAAAACTTTATACAAAAGACTATAGTATAGATTATACAAAAACATATAGTAAACAATATGCAAAACAATGGGTAGGTTCATATAGTGGTCCTGTAAGTTATGTCAAACTATGGGCTAGTGATACAGAATTTGTTGGTACTAATTGGGCAATAGTAGACTTTACTGGAGCGTATACAAAATTATGGACTAAGACATGGGATAAAAGTTATATAAATGCATACACAAGTGCTGTATCATTTACAAAAGCATACGAAAAAGCATATGCTGCAGATTGGACAAAAGCATATGGTGCTTCATATGCTGGTAATAGATCTTATGAAACTGATTATAGTACAGAGTATGAAAAAGGATATGAAATAGATTATACAAAAACTTATAGTACAGATTATAATAGAGATTATGACAAAGTATATTCAAAAGATTATAGTACAGATTATGAAGGTACGTTTGATAGAAATTATACAAAATTATATGAAGGTAATTATGAAAAAACATATACTAAATTATATGCAGGAGAAGAAAACTTTAGTGTTGACTACAACAAGGAGTATGTGGGACAATACAATAAAGATTATACAAAGGCTTATGAAACTACATATACTAAAATCTGGTCTAAAGATTATGTAGGATCCTTTGGTGGAGACTGGAATAAAGATTATATTAAAGCATATGGTGATACATATGTTAAGACATATACTAAAATTTATAGTAAGATATATACTAAGGTATGGAGTACAACATACACAAAAGATTATAACAAAACATACGTCGGTACTAACATAGACGATTTTGTAGCAGCTGTGACAACTGTGAACTTATGGGTTAGGACCGCTTAATTATGAGGATAGATCATGGCAGACGAAATAGAAGTTGTGCAAGCTGTAGAACCA